ACGCACTGCATAAACAACATGGTACCATAAGTTCCTTCGAATTCGGGTATTTCCGTCATTGTACTGCGCGTCTAATATCTCGAAAATCTTCCACATTATCTTGTCTATCAGTGTTCCATCGAAAAGTCGAAAATCGCCGTCCAATAACAAGGGAGAGTTTGACAATAAATGACTGGCTAAGGAATCCCATTCCTTACTCCAGACATTCAAGCCTACTGCAATCCCATTGAAAATGCGGCCAAGTCTAAGATTAACTAAAGCGGTCATAAAATACATTCTAAAAGCGATATTAAAATGCATGGGTCCGTTGGAAATAACTCGCGTCTTTCCAGCCTTCACCTTCTCCTCTGGTCTTCGTTCATCCTTCAACGTGTCAACCCAAATCACCTCGAAAGGCTCATCGTTTCGACACTTCTCAATCAACTCCTCGGTGTCTCTCCTCAGGTTCATCGCTTCCTCTGATTCAAAGTCGTAGTCGTCTTTTCCCATCCACTTCGTCTTTCCTCGATGTCCTTTCTTATGGGTCTCAGTCATATAAGGGTAACCCGGTGATGTAGTTCTATTTATTGGTTGATAGTACTCATCACCAGGTATGCCTCTTATAGCCTCCTCATAATCAAGAACACGGTTGGGCTCACTGTTGGGGTGCTTTTGGGAAATCTTAAGGAACACATCCTTAGCGGCTTGTTCTAACACGTCTTCGGGCACTAATCCACAAGGGATTCCAGCCTTCTTCGCTCCTTCAATCAAAGGGTCGTGCAAAACGCCGTCAATCATGGTCGGTTTTAACATCGCAGGTTTCGTAGTCGCTGGCGATATCTTGTTGTGCAATTTGCTGGGGCCAATGCACGTCCTCGTACTCTGTGTAACTGGCACTTTGATCTTTCCTAGGTGAATAAAACCCGCATCAATCGGTTCTCCTTCACCTTCTAACACAGAATCTAAGGACAATCCAATTTGGGCCATCTTGGGCATCTCGGCTAACACAGTCATGATAGTTTCCTGGCTGATTACTTGAGCGTAATTCCAGCCGGTCACAGTTCCACTGACGTGTATGCCTACAATTCTTCCCTGGATGGCATCCGTGTTGAGTGTCACTATTTTTCCGCAATCTCCAAATTTCGTTGGGATGCGGTACTGGCAAATCGATGTTGACACAACTTCTCGCTTCTTCTCTCCGTCCATCACATAGTCAAGGTGATTGTTCAAAAGCAACTTGCACTCTCCGGTCGCGGTCGTAAATGTGGGTCCATTCTTACTTGCGTCAATGCCAGACAACGTTCCCATAATGTTCCTGTCTGACATTTTCGCAAGATCGGCTTCTGTGGCAAAATGTTTTGTTATGTCCTTCGCTCTCATGAACTCAGGGATCACGAAGAACACAACATCCATTCCGCCCACTTGGT